TTCTCTTGCAGCAGGAAGCCGCCGGTCGTGATGATATTCCCCGCTGAAAGCGAAGTCTTGCCCGGTCGTGTGCTTTGCCCCTCAACCGTCAATATCTCGCCGTTGCCCCGTTCACAGCGCACGTACACATAGCCCAATTCGCTCAGCGCCAGCTTGCCAAACTCGGTCAGCGCCTTCGTCTTGGCCCGCACGGTATCAAAGACGGTATTGAAGATATACGTCCCGGTCTGGTAATCGGTCATCAGTGGAGCGGTGGGCATATTTGCCACAATCAGCGCCGCAATCTGATCAATGCGCTTCTCGGTCGTGAAAGACGGCAGATAAAGCTCGTGGATCGCCGCCTGCTCCATGTAATCGCGCACCTCCACGAAAACCCGCTTCATTCCCAGCTTGCCGGTCTCCACCTTGATACCGCCGTAAGGCACCCGCCCGTAAAACTTGCAGTACTCGCCGCCCTCATACGTGATAATCAACCGTCCATACATCCCCGGCCCAAATCCGCTCACGCAGTTGCTATGTCCAGGGCTGTAATAGCCTTCCAGCCCGGCGCTGTTCCCGGCGTCATTGCGCAGCGCAAACGTCAGCGTACCCGTGCCCGCAACCCTGTCCAGCGGCCCGCTCGCCCTTATCCCCCGCTTCACCGATTGAGGCGTTCCCACCAGAACATCGCCGGTAACATCCGTCCAGCCGGCGGTCAGGTTCAATTCAAAGCGGAACGCATCCGGGAAAATACTCATCCCTGCACCATCACAATCGCATCCCTCACCGCCAAAGCGATCTGCTCAGGCAACACGTCCAGCTTGCTCAAAGCCGCCTGCAAACCGCTGTCACCCCCCTGCACCTGGTGAGCAGGTGTGACCTGTACATGCTCCCCGCTCTGTACTCGGATCGGGAAGCTGTCATTCGGGTATCCAGGCGGAACGATAAAGTCAAGACCGCTCGCCCCTTCAATGCCAGGCTGGTCAAACGATGAAACACCGCTGCCCCCAAACGAAACACTCCCGCCGCCCGTGCCCAGAAAACCCAGTAGGCCCAGGTTGCCCGTCCCGGATACATTCACCGATAGCTTCCACGTCTGGCTGGTAGGATAACTGAATACCTCGCCTAACCTGGTTGCAAACTCCCCGGTCTTGCCGATCGCCTCGCCCAGGTCAATCCCGTTGATCTTGTCCACTTCTTCTTGTGTGGTAATACCGGCGTCAATCAGCGCATTGGTCAATTCTGCCCAGCTTGTCGAACCGTCTGCAGATACCGCATTGGCAATTTCCCATGCTTCTGCGAAATCTTCCGCTGGGAGTATTCCGCTGGTGGTCAGGCCGCTCAGGTAGCCCACCGCATCAGCCATCGCATAACTCGCTTCACTGGCAAAACCGGCGTCAATGGCGATCTGTCTGATCGCCGAAGAATACACCATTGCATTTTCAGGATCGCTTTCCATCAAAGCGGTCAATTGCTCAATCTGCATCTTTGCCGCCCCGGCAGCATCCAATCCCATCAGCGCCGCTGCCAGGTCGTGGTAAGCCAGCGCCGCGTCAATCGCCTTCTGTTGCATCTTTCCGGTCGCATTGGCAATATCCTCAGCCGTTGCCTTGAAGCCGCTCATCTGCGCGCCGGCTGCCGCAATACCTTCGGTAAATTCGGTTGTTGGCGTGAGCGCCTGCGTGATTACATTCGTGAAGTCGTGAACGCCTTCGCTGGTCGCTTTTTGCACCGCAGCGTGCTGCTCAAGCTGAACGTCAAGATCGGCAATCGCTTTTTCGGTTGCTGCCATTGTCCAGTTAGCCTGGTTATAAACTTTGTTTGACTCCCACTGAGTCATAATTCCGGCTGCTACCGCTTCATTCAGTTTCGTTTTCAGTACAAACGTGGCGGAAAGGTGGTCAATCATTGGCGCAATGGAAGTAGATACACCTACCTTGACACTATCGACATAGTTTTTCCATGCCGTTTCCAGCGTCTGTATCTTCCCGGCGGTTGTATCCGCAATACTGCCAACCTTCTCAATCTGCGCTTCGCCTTGCTGTAAAAACGCCTCCGTAAAGGCTTCTTCAGCCGTCAAGCCGCTCTTTTTCAGGTTCTCCAGTTTCTCAGCAAACCCATCCACCGCAACCCCCAGGGAGTCAAAGCGCATGGTGGTTTTATTGGAAAGTGTCAGGGTCAACTGGTTCATATCCATGCCCAATTGCCCCGCAATGCTGGTCAAGCGCACCGCCTGGTCATGTGTTTTCACCAGCCCCAGGCTCATCAGGTCAGCAGCGCTGGCCATTAACTCCGCATCGCTCATCAGGCCGCTGGTTGCCTTCGATAGGTCATTCATCAAGGCTGTACTGGTTGTGCCGATTGACTCCGCCAGTCTGTCAAAGCGATTTTCGACAAGCTGCAATTGTGCCCCTTCTTTGGCGAAATCGAAAGCGGCTTTTGCAGCCATACCAACACCTGCCAGAACGCCAGCTGTGACCGCTGCTTGTTTTGCAAAACCTTGCAACGTATTCTTGAACGAACTTGCCTGCGTCTTGGTCTGATCGCCGGCCTTCTTCAGGCCCTTCTCGTAATCGCTGGAATCCAGTCCCAGCGCAACCATCAGTTTCATCAACGCGCCCATTTATGCGGCTCCCTCATCATCCCACTCCTCATCTTCCCGCATAAGCTCTTCCATTGCGGAGGTTTCCGCTGCTTGCGCGTTCATTGCCATTGTAAACATTGCCGCCACCTGCTTCTGTTCATCCACCGTCTGCTCCCGTTTCGGCTCAAAATGCGGCATGAACTCATCAGGGCGCACTGCCTTGCTGTTGCGCTTCCGGAAGATATTGGCTATCGTTGCCGCTGTGATCGCGTGCCCAATAAACTGGCTGTTTCCGCCGAACGGCTCCAGCGTGTAAAATGCCATCCATTCCAGCATCAGGCGGCCCGGTAATCGCTCTAAAAGCGCATCCACATCAGGCTCGCCCATCGCCAGCGCTAGGCGGAAGGCGAACCGTCGAAAGGGTCGCCTGCCATCTCCTCGGCCATCTCTGCCACGTCATCAGACCCCAGCCCGCAAAGCTTCTGTGCAACCTCAAACAGCCGGTTCACCGCCGAGCCGCTTTTCTCGCTCAGCGCTTTCATATCCCCATCTTCAAACAGGCGCTTACCGTCTTCATCCACGGCGCAAAGCACAACCAACTTGGAGCGCACGTTTTCAAGGTTCGTCACCCGGTTCTTTCCTCGCTGCTGGAGCATCGATGTCTGATAGCGGTCAAGCTCCGCGGCGCTCAGGCCGCGCACGTACACCTCGCCGTCCCATTCCGGTACACTCACCAATTCACGCGGCAAGTCTTTCTTCGCCAAAATATCGTTACGCTTCAAAATCGCCATCACACATCTCCTATGCTAAGGTGGGAGCGCCGGTAATCTTGTACCGTGCACTTGCGGTCAATGCGCCGTCATGAGGCGCGCCAGGCTCAAAGCCCACACAGTAAGCAGTGAAAGACCAGGTCACCGCCGGGCTGCTCGGGAACACAATCGAATACGTCTGACTTGTGCGCGCAACCAGGTCAGCCAGGATACCGCCGGATGCGTTCTTGTGTGTGGCCGCATTCGGATCATAAACCAGCTCCAATGTCACCTCGCCGGAGCGAAGAATGGTCGCAACCACCTCTTCCCAGCCGCTCGGGCTATCGTGTGTGGTGACGTCTTCGGTATCCAGGGAAAGCCCCGGCCCCGAAATGTTCCTTACCTGCGCAACGGTTGTAGCGCCGCGCTTGAAAGCCGTACCGTAACCAGCATATTTAGCCATTCAAAACCTCCGTTATGCCAAAGTAGGTGCGCCGCTGATCTTCAGGCCAACCGAAGCGGTCAGCGAGCCGTCATGCGGAGCGCCGGGTTCAAAACTGCGCACGTATGCAGCAAAAGACCACTCTACCGCATCCGGCCAGGTGATCTTGAAATTGGTCAGCGTCTTATTCGCAATCTTTGCCAGCAGGCCCAGATCGCTCGCTTCATCATGCGTATCATCGCTCGGATCATAAACAATCTCCAGGGTCAGATCGCCCGTTCTCAATACCGTGGGCACAACCTCCTCCCACGCATTGGT